AAGCCCTAGAGTTCCCGAGGTACTCTCTGTATAACAAGAAGGGGAAGGACGTATCCGAAGAGGTCCCCAACGAAATTTTCAAGGCTACTTGCGAGTACGCCTTGCAGGTACTCGGAACTGGATCAGCGTTAATAGAGCTTTCGCCGACCCCGGATCAGGACGACGAGTTCGTGACGTATAAGCGCGAAAAAGTCGGAACCCTGGAAGAGGAGACAAGATATGCCTCCTCCCGCGGAGTCCGCGTAAGGCGCTCCTACCCAAAGGCAGACCGCATTGTTCGCAACAGCGGCTACGTGGCAGGAGGGGTAGGGGGTGCTATACGATGAGTCTAGCCGATACCGCGCAATCTCTTATCGCTAAGAATGGGCGATCCGTTTCTATACTTAGCACCGTAACGACGCTAGGGGACTCTGACAAGCCTTGGGGCTCAGCCACAGACACCGTAACGACTTCCACGGAGGCCACAAAAGCAGTGTTCTTCAACGAGAACGCTCGTGACTTGGAAGCTCGTCTTTCGGCGGTATCCCGTCTTGTTCTCTCCCCCGTGGAGCAGAACAAGGCACTGGTGTACGTCGCAGCAAAGGGCCTTACAGTGGTTCCTACGACTGCGGATCAGCTAGTGGATGGGGGTAGAACCCTAGAGATCGAGCAAGTCGAAACGGTGCAACCCGGTGCTGAGGTGATCCTCTACATCTTGAAGGTGGAGAACTGATATGCCTACACTCAGCACTCAGAACGACGTCGTAGATGCGTTGCTCACACTTGTCACTGACACGTGGGAGGCCAACACATCTTCTCCGTTGTACTACGATAATAAGGACGCGGATAGGCCCGCGACCCCGGGGGAATTTGGTCGAGCTATCGTCCGTCACACCTTCGGAGAGCGGGCGTCCATCGGGTCAGCGGGTAATGGCACCTCGCTAAACCGCAGATTCGGTGATCTCTACGTTCAGATTTTCGTGCCTCAAGGCACTGGTCAGACAGCCGCAAGGACGCTGGCCGACGCGATAATGTTCGCAATCGAAGACGCCCCGTCTTCACTGGGGGTTCGATTGGCGAACACTCAAATAAACGAACTCGGAGCAGACGGCACCTATTGGCAGGTGAACGTGGTGACGAGTTTCACTTACGACCGAACTTCATAAGGAGTTTTTCTCATGTCCGATACTAACAGAGTATCTCTCCGCATGATCGAGGAGTCCACCTATGGGACGACTCCTACGAGTCCTGCACTGAAGGCAGTGCCCTTCACGTCCGCTTCGGACCTTGGCTTCACACCTGAGACTGTCGTTTCTGAGATCATCCGCGATGACCGGCAGATTTCCGACCTTGTTCTCGTGGGGGGCACCACCTCTGGTGGGTTCGATTCAGAACTGGCAGCCGAAGCCCATGACGAAGTCTTGGAAGGCGTTATGTTCAGCGCTTGGGGTTTCCCTGGGGGCGCGTCCCTGGCCACTGCCGCTGATGCTGACATCGCCGTTATTGACGACGGAATCACCTCCACCGTACTCGACTTGGCCGATGGTGAAGACCTAGGCGAGCTTAACGCAGACGATATTGTCTCTTTGACCGGGTTTACCGATGGGGACTACGCGGTCAACAAAGAGTACACGGTTGTTTCGTCCACGTCGGCGAAAATTACGACTGCTTCTGGGAACACTACCGCTTCGGCAGGGGCCGGAGCGAAGACCCTGACGGTTGTCGGGAAGTCGGGCGCGATCACGGTAGCCTCCTCGGCTATTACGACGCCTGCCGGTTGGGGCGATCAGCTTGGCCTTGAGGCGGGCGATTGGGTAAAGGTGTCCGGTACGGGCGCAGGAACCTATCGTGTTACCGGCGCAGTGTCCAGCACCAGCATCCCGATTGCTAACGGCGGCTCTGGGAGCGGGACTGGCGTGGTCCGAACCGGCGCTCAGCTTACCAACGGCACTACCGCCAAGTCCTACACCATCGAGCGGCTCTACTCCGATCAGGACACTCCTCTTTACGAGTACCTTCGCGGAATGGTCCCCGGAACCTTCTCCATGACTGCATCGAGCCAGTCCATCGTAAACTCCTCTTTCAGCTTCATTGGTTCCGATCAGGAGTTCACTACCTCTCGCGTTTCCGGCGCGAGCGACAGGACTGCGACTGCCTCTGGTGTCGTAAGCGTGTACAACTCGTCCTCCAACGTGGGTAGCCTCGCGGTTGGCGGAGCCCCGGTTTCGGGAGCGAACTTCATCACAGAAGCAACTGTCGAGATCGAAAACAACCTGCGAGAGCGGTACGCTGTCGATAACGTCGGTGCTGTTTCTATCGGATCGGGTGAGTTCAACGTGACCGGTACGCTGAACACCTACTTCGACAACAAGACCCTGGCCGATGCCGTGGTGAACAACACGGCCACTTCGTTCTCCATCTCATTTGATGACGCTAACGGCAAGACCCTGGTGTTCGACCTCCCGAACGTAAAGTTCTCGGAGGGCGCACCGGACGTCTCGGGCAAGAACGAAGACGTCATGTTGAATCTTTCGTACCAAGCTATCCTTGACGCGGATCTCGGGTACACCTTGAAGATTACGCGGTACTAGAGTAGTACCACCCCCGGGGGGAGGTCCATCCCCCCAAACACTTCTCGACCCCTATTAAGCTCTTTTACAAAACACCAAGACCCCTAATAGAGGTAATCACTTTATGCCTAGACTTAGCTCAGAAGCATCCCGCTCGCTCGGTACCATTAACACGGAACAGCGGATGCTTGTCGAGGCGCTTAACGGGGACATCGTTCTTTCGAGGTCCCCTACCGCGCTTGCTTCGACCGTCAACGGCTCTGATACGGGTACGACTCGTGTCGTTGAGCTTACTGTGAAAAACGCAGCTGGGGAAACCCACACTTGGGTAGATTCGGCGCACGCCGCCGGGGTATCCATTGGGGACACTTCTTCAGCTGATACCGCAACCATCGCAAGCACTACCGTTACCTTCACTAACGGAGTGGCGAAGGTGACTGTTACGAGAGACTTCTCGGACTACGCGGACACAGAGACGAACACCTTGACTGTCGCGACTCTCACCATTGTCGGTCAATCCGTCGTTGGCGGGACCAGCGTCGAGACTTTCTCGGCGTAAGCCAGTCTACCAATGATCGAGGGGCCCTTCGGGGCCCCTCTTTCTATCACAAGCCCCCTAACAACAGGAAAAAGAGGAACCCCCCTATGTCTCTTTACACTCTTTTTGAGACCGACCGTAACTGCGAAACCGAAGGATTCCGACTCGTCCTACAGGACGGTGACGTCGAGATCGTCTTCGTGGTCGCACGCGCTGGCGGCGCTAACAAGCAGTTCGCGTCCAAGATGCAGAGCCTGATGCGCCCCCACCAGCACGCTGCTCAGTCCGGTAACCTCAAGGACCAGATCGCAGAGGACGTCATGATTAAGGTCATGGCTGAGTCTCTGATTCTCGACTGGTCCGGTGTGGCCGACCGAGACGGCGAAGCCCTTGAGTTCAACAAAGAGAACTGCACCCAGCTTCTCACTGACCTCCCCGAGCTTCGCGACGCCATCTGGGCAGAAGCCAACAAGGTCGCGAACTTCATCACCAGCGAGCGCGAGGAGTCGTCAAAAAACTAACAGACCTTCTGGACTGGTCCCTCAAGTGGGGCGCAAACGCCCAGAAGGTCTATTCAGCCGCAATCGACGCCGGTATGGATCCTCCCGAGAGCACCATTCCACCCGATTGTCGAGATGACCTTATAGGATACCTCCAGATCTTCTGGCAGCTTAATACCTGCCGGACATACTCCGGTATGGGAGGCACTCCTTGTCCTATCCCCTGGACAGCCATTGACCAGTACGCCCAGCGTACCGGTGCGATAAAAGATGAGATCCTCTATGACGACCTTATCTTTTTTATTACCAAGATGGACGAAGTGTACTTGACCCACGCCTCGGAGAAATCCGAGGCTGCAGCCAAGTCCAAGTCGCCCCCCAAGTCGGGCTTTCCCGGCAAATCTGAGTGGTAGCCTTCTCTTTAAGTCACGGGCGTGGCTGATAAATTCTACCACCGGGGGCCCCAGGTGGGCCCCCGTCTCTCAGACACTGGAGGCCAGCATGGCCAGATTCAAGATGAGAATGACGACGAACTCGAAGGAGCTGCAAATCCAGCTCCGGCGCATTGCCGGGGTCGTCCAAGAAAACGCAGAGACCCTGGTCCCCGAGATAGCCGTTGCTATCGTCGAGGACGTTACGGCGGACACACCGGTCGATACCGGCATGGCCCGCTCCGGGTGGAACGCAAGTAAGTCCGGCCCGGACTACGTGCGTAAGCCCGCGATTACATCGGAATCACAAGTAGTTAGCCGAGCAAGATCCGCAATGGGCAAGAAGGCCGACGGCGCATTCGTGTCAAACGGCGTCCCCTACATCGGCAAGCTCGACCAAGGTTCAAGTCAGCAAGCCCCCGCAGGCTTCGTGAGGGCTGCAGTCGTCAAGGCTGTGGCTAAGCTAGCGGGCGTGAGACTGTTGACCCCCGGATCGACGAAAAAGATATAGTTCGGTCCTAGGAGGGACAACATGGCAAATGAAAACCTAAATATACGCATTAGTCAGACCGGTGCTAAGACGGTAACCCGTAGCATGGTCGGTCTGGCAGCAAGCATGGCTGCGGTCGGGTACGCCTCGATACGCGCAGCTAAGCAGATTGTCAAGTCCGCGGATGAGTACACCCGCCTGACAAATCAGACCAAGGTCTTCGCTCAGTCCCAACAGGGCGCGGCATACCGCATGAACGAGACCATCCGCATCGCACGGACCATGAACACCTCCCTCAATCAGGTTGGTCAGGTCATGCAGCGGCTCTCCATTGCACAGGAAGCCGCCAACATCGGCGATGAGGTTCTCGTGCAGATGACCGAGAACCTCACAAAGGCCGTCGCCCTTTCTGGTGCAACCGCACAGGAAGCTGAAGGTGCACTGCGCCAGTTCGCACAGGGCCTCGCGGCAAACCGATTCTCTGGACAGGAGCTTAACTCCGTCCTAGAGCAGACTCCCCTAGTTGCAAAGATCCTCGCAAAATCACTGAACAAAAACGTCGGTGAGCTGCGGGCCATGGGTGAGGCGGGTCTTCTGACCGCTGACGTCATGGTGAACGCATTCGGCCACGTGATTGAGGAGCTGGAAGAATCGTTCAAGAAGTTCGAGTTCCCTTTCGAGGCACTGTTCGTCTCCGTCAAACGAGAATCCACGCTCTTCGTCGCCCGCCTGGGTGAGATGACTGGCGCGACCCAGAAGCTCAAGGAGGCGCTCAGGACTGGTATTGATTACATCCAGGACTTCTCGAAGATGCTTCAAGAAGGTGGCCCCGCCGCCGAGAAGGCGATGTTCTACATCAAGGGCATCGCAGGCGCTCTCGTAGGCATCAGTGCCGGTGGCTTCATCGCGATGGCCGGAGTAATGGCTGCGATGCTCGGTCCCCTGGGGCTGATCACGCTCGCCTTAACTGGTATCGTCGGGCTACTCTGGGCCTGGGAAGATACCGAAGTAGACATAATGAACCGCACCACCACACTGGGTGACCTCATGGGCACCACGTGGAGCAACATGGGAGTCCTCTGGTCGATCATGAAGCAAGACTTCAATGATATGGTGTACGCCTACCGTGACTTCGGTCGCGGAATGAAGGTTATCTGGGGTGGATTCATTGACTTCATTAACGAGGCACTCGTCGGAATCGGCACCCTGATACAATGGGGCAAGCGAGCCGGAGACTTCCTCGGCGGAGACTTCAATGCCTTCTCGGGCATGACTAATGACTACTGGGACATGAAAGCCGAACTACAAAAAGACGGCGGAATCGTGGGAGCCCTCTTTGGCACCGGAGAATCGTCCGCCGCAGAAGCAGCGTTCGGTACTATCCTGGATCAGGCGGAAGCCCGGTTCGAGAAGACTAAGCGCACTCTGGTTAACCCGGCAGGGCTAGCAGGCGGAGGCGTCACAGCGGCGCCCGATGGCCCGCCGAATCC